CTGTAAAACTGCAGAAAGTAATGCGCCGTTTTGACAGCATTATCAACAATGAAGCTGATACATTTAAGAAAACAGTTGTTGAAAACGTTTCATCTTATCTCGATCTTTATCTTGATAAAGCAATTCCTGCTAAAGAAATTCACGAAGCCACACTCAATACTCGTAACTCAAATATTATTGAAGAAATTAAACGTTTAGTAAGCCTTGATGAAACTTTCGTAAATGAAAGCGTAAAAGAAGCTTTATTAGATGGTAAAAAGCAAATTGATGAAGCTAATACTAAAGCTGCAGAAGCTGTAAAGAGCGCTCAACTATTAAGTGAAAAAGTACAAAAGCTCGAAGCAAATCTTTTATTAGAAAAGAAATCCTCAAATCTTCCAGCTAATAAAAAGTCCTATGTACAACGCGTACTTGCTGAAAAGGATGTAAAGTTTATTAACGAAAACTTTAATTATACTTTGGAAATGTTCGATAAACGCGAAGAAGAAAATCTTCAAACACTTAAAGAATCCACAAAGCCAAAAACTCAAGGTGTTGACGTTGTAACAGAATCAAAAGAAGTAAAGAAGTCGACAAAGTCTTTCAGCACAGCTGATACAGACGATGGCGAACAGTATGTTACTGAGTCTTACGTCTCGTTATTAAAGAACAAACTCGTTTAATAAAAAAATCTGATTTTTTACACAAAAGCCCGAGAAATCGGGCTTTTTTTTGTAAGTATATCTACACGTTGAAGTACTGTTAAGTACTTGAGGTAATGTCAGTTAAAAAAATTATTTAGATATGAAACAAATCAAACCTTCACAATCCTACATCGATCGTGATCGCGCAGCAAGCTTACTCAAAAAGTGGGCACCATTGCTCGAGCACAACGATGACGCAACTCCTGCAATCAAAGATGATCACACAAAATTAAATACTGCGATCCTTCTTGAAAATCAGGAAAAATGGTGCTTTGAAGCAACTAATGCAGCTGGTTACGGTGGCGTTTTCGGTAACACCCAAGATGCTCCTACATTAGGCCGCTCAAGTGACTTCTACGCACAAGGCGATGCTCGCTTACCAAAGATCCTCATTCCGATGATCCGCCGTACTTTCCCAGAATTGATCACAAACGAAATCGTTGGTGTTCAACCTATGAGCGGCCCTGTTGGTCTAGCATTTGCTCTACGTTACAAATATGAACAGAACCCACTCGGTGCTACAGCTGGGGATAACCAATACGGCAACAACGGGGCTAACGCTCCTCAAGGCTGGACTGGTGCTAACATCTATCCAAACAACACTGAAGTAGGTTGGAACTACCTCAACACAAACTTCACAGGTACATCTGCTACATTCCTTTCTGGTCTTGGTGCTGGTGATACTAACTTCCCAATTCTTGCTGCTGATCAAGGTATTGCTCAACTCTTAAGCAATTTCGAGTTAACAAGCAATATTCCTCAGATGGTTGTAAGCTTCGAGAAGACAGCTGTTGAAGCTGGTACACGTCGTTTAGCAGCTCGTTGGTCCGTTGAACTTGAGCAAGATCTCAAGAATATGAACGGTATCGACATCGACAATGAATTAACGAACGCTATGTCGTACGAAATTCAAGCTGAAATCGACCGTGAAATGGTAATCCGTATGTGCCAAGTCGCTCTTAACGGCGGTGCTGGTCAAGGTTACTCATTCTGGTCAGCTGCTTCTGCTGATGGTCGTTGGTTAGGTGAACGTAACCGTGACTTCTATGCACGTGTTATCGTTGAAGCTAACCGCGTTGCTATCCGTAACCGTCGTGGCGCTGCAAACTTCATCATTGCTACACCTCGTGTTTGCGCAATGTTTGAAATGCTTCCTGAATTCCAATGGTTCTCAGTTAACGGCAACGTTAACACACAACCAGTCGGTATTGCTAAAGTTGGTACAGTAGGTGGTCGCTTCACGATTTATCGTGATACACGTACTGAAGCACAATATCAAGTTGGTACACGTTCAAGCTTACTTGAATATGCTCTACTTGGTTATAAGGGTGCTGAATACTATGATACCGGTATCGTTTACTGCCCATACATTCCTGTATTGGTACAACGTACAGTTGGTCCTAACGACTTCAGCCCACGTGTTGGTTTAATGACCCGTTATGGTGTCATCGACCATATCTTTGGTGCTGCGTTATACTACCACCTAATTATCGTAACAGGCCTTGGAACAGCTTTCGTTCCTGGTACTGCTGCTACAATGCTATAATAAGCGTTGTAAAAACGTTAAAACGTTTAAAACAAAGAACCCGTCGAGAAATCGACGGGTTTCTTTTTGTAAATGAGCCTATATTAATTTAGTTTTATTAGTAAATATTAACAGATGAGTAAGAATAAACGCCTGTTAAAACAGAAGTTAGCTCAACAAAGTCAAAATAACGCACCTGCTACTAAAGACAAAAGTCTCTTAGTACATCAGGCCGATAAATTAGAAAGACCGGTACAGATTCGACAAAGGCCGGATTTGACAAATAAGCAAAAAGAGTTTCTTAAATTAGCTTTAGACAACCATACTAAAATTGTTTTTATTACTGGTCCTTCTGGTAGTAGTAAAAGTTTTCTAGCAACATTGGTTGCTTTGGAATTATTAAACCTAAAAAAGGTTTCTGACTTAATATATATTCGTAGTATAGTTGAGAGCTCAGATAATAAAATGGGATATCTTCCGGGAGATGCTAATGAAAAATTAACTCCTTATCTTGAACCTTTAATGGAAAAGCTTGACGAACTATTAATGAAAGCTGATATCAATATGTTAATGAAAGAAGGACGTATTGATGGTAAGCCAACAGGATATCTTCGCGGTCTTTCTTGGAATGCTAAAGCCATTATAATGGACGAAGCTCAAAATAGTACATTTAAAGAGCTTACCACTCTATTAACACGTGTAGGTCAATTCAGTAAACTATTTATTTGCGGAGACCCAATGCAATCCGACATTAACGGTAAATCAGGCTTTGAAAAAATGTGCAACGTGTTTAACGATGCAGAAAGCCGAGAAAAAGGTATCCACGTATTTACATTAACAGAAGCAGATATTGTACGTAGTGAAATTGTACGATATATTGTAAAAAAATTAGAACTTTATAATAAGAAGGGCTAACTTTTATAACTCAGTCAAGCGCACTGGCGAGAAAAAAATATTTTTTTTCTTAGAGATAAAAACGTAAAAACGTTTACAATACGTAAATAATATTCCCTGTAACTAAAACTATGATATTCGACGAACAAATCTCTCGCAAACCTAACAACTATCCTTGGACAGAGGAATTTATCGAATCTATGCATAACGGATTCTGGACCCATAAGGAGTTCAGTTTCAAATCGGATGTACAACAATTTAAAGTTAAGTTAAATGATCAAGAAAGAGAAATTATTATTCGTACTTTATCCGCCATTGGACAAATTGAAGTAGCAGTAAAAACGTTCTGGGCCAAGCTCGGAGAAAACCTACCACACCCATCTTTACAGGATCTTGGCTATGTAATGGCTAATACAGAAGTAATTCATAACAATGCTTATGAAAGACTGCTCACTGTACTCGGTCTTGAAGATGTATTTGAAGAGAATCTTAAATTAGAATGGATTCAAGGCCGTGTAAAGTATCTTAAGAAGTATACACATCGTTACTATAAGGATTCAAAGAAGCAGTATCTCTATGCTCTTATACTCTTTACTCTATTCGTTGAAAACGTATCGTTAATGAGTCAGTTCTACATTATTAATTGGTTTGCTCGTAATAAGAACGTACTCAAAGATACCGATCAGCAGGTCAAGTACACACGTAATGAAGAGCACATTCACGCTCTAGTCGGTATGAAAGTTATTAATACTATTAGAGAAGAATACCCAGAACTCTTTGATGAAGAGCTCACAGAAAGAATCCTTGCTGAAGCTAAAGAAGCGTATGAAAGCGAAGCAAAGATCATTGACTGGATGGTTAATGGTATTAATGAAGACGGATTGACTGCAGCTCATCTTAAAGAGTTTGTAAAAGACCGTATTAATGAATCTCTCAGAGGTATTGGCTTCCCAGAGGTGTATGAAACGGATTCTAAGCTTCTCAAAGATACTTCCTGGTTTAATGAAGAATTACTCGGTAACAATATGACCGACTTCTTCCATTCTCGTCCTGTAGAGTATTCTAAAAAGTCGCAAAGCTTTTCAGAAGACGATTTATTTTAATAAAAAGTATAGTATAATATATAAAAATGAGTAACAAGAACATTTACTGGCTGAATAGCGACTCTCGCAAATTCCTTGAACGCGGTTATCTCTTAGACGAAGAAACTGCTGAACAACGTATCAGGGATATAGCTGAAAAAGCCGAAGAGTATCTCAAACAGAAGGGTTTTGCAGATAAGTTTGAAAGCTATATGCACCAAGGTTTTTATTCCTTAGCTTCACCCATCTGGTCGAACTTTGGTCGCAATCGTGGTTTGCCTATTTCGTGTTTCGGTTCATACATTGACGATGATATGGACGCTATTCTGTATAAGATTTCAGAAATAGGTACTATGTCAAAAGCGGGCGGTGGTACGTCTGCTTACTTTGGTAAGATTCGTCCACGCGGTGCACCAATTTCATCTGGTGGTGAATCTACTGGTGTACATCATCAGTTAACAGTATTTGAATCGTTAACAGATTATATTTCACAAGGTAATGTGCGTAGAGGTTCATTTGCTGCGTACCTACCTATTGACCATAAAGACGTAGAAGAGTTTTTAAAGATCAGAGGTGAAGGTGATGATATACAAAACCTTTCTATTGGTGTTTGTGTAACTGATGAATGGTTAAAGTCTATGATTGACGGCGATAAAGAAAAGCGCCGTATTTGGGGCTTAGTTATTAAGAAACGCTTTGAATCTGGGTATCCCTATATCTTCTTTACCGATAACGCTAACAATCAAGCACCACAAGTATACAAAGACAAGAACATTAAAATTAATCAAAGCAATCTCTGTACAGAGATTATGCTATCAAACGATAACGAAGAATCGTTTGTGTGCGACCTATCTTCTCTTAACTTTGAGCAATGGGACAACTGGAAGAACACTGATGCAGTAGAAACATTAGTATACTTCCTTGATGCTGTAATGACCGAGTTTATTAATAAGACTGAAAAGATGAAGTTTATGGTACACCCAAGAAACTTCGCTATCAATCAGCGTGCACTTGGTATTGGTGCGCTCGGCTGGCATACATATCTTCAATCTAAGATGATTGGGTTTGAGACAATGGAAGCAAAGCTGCTTAATACTCAAATATGGAGCTTTGTTCGTAAGAAAGCAGATGCTGCCACCGCTCAAATGGCTGTAGAGTATGGAGAGCCACCTTTACTTAAAGGTTACGGTCGTCGTAATGTAACTACACTAGCAGTAGCGCCTACTACCTCTAGTTCGTTTATTCTCGGTCAAGCTTCTCCTTCAGTCGAACCTCTTAACTCTAACTATTTTGTTAAAGATCTAGCTAAAGGCAAGTTTACGTATAAGAATCCTTATCTCGAAGCTTTACTTGAAACTAAGAAAAAGAATACAGAAGGAGTATGGAAGTCTATCCTTATGAAAGGCGGTTCCGTACAACATCTTGAGTTCCTTACACCTGAAGAAAAGGGCGTGTTTAAGACCTTTGGTGAAATCAGCCAAAAAGAAATAGTAATTCAGGCTGCTGCTCGTCAAAAGTATATTGATCAAGGTCAATCATTAAACTTAATGATTCCACCTAGCACTAAACCAAAAGATGTTAACGAACTGATAGTATTTGCTTGGGAGAACGGTATTAAGAGTCTTTATTATCAACGCTCCGCAAACCCAGCTCAAGAACTAGCTCGTTCAATATTAACCTGTTCAACCTGCGAGTCGTAATGGGACTTGAATTAATCGGTACACACTGCAGTTGTAATAATATCTCGTATAAGGAAATTATCCATCTTGTTGATAAACACGAGGATATAAAAACTATTAAAGAATTACAACAGTATTGTAGCTGTGCAGATAGATGTGAAGATTGTAAGCCTGATATACAAAAAATTATTGATTTTTTTAGAAATTAATATAGAATAGATTAGTTATGTCCGAAGTGCTTGTTATTGGAGATAGTTTTGCGGCAGACTGGTCTATTAAATACAATGAGTATAAAGGCTGGCCTAACCTACTGGCTGAACAGCACAATGTTACTAACTTAGCACAGGCTGGGGTTTCAGAATATAAAATTTACAAACAGCTACTTTCTGTAAAAAATTTATCTGAATTTAATTGGGTAATTGTTTGGCATACTAGCCCGTTAAGAGTACATACAAGAGAACACCCCATACATAAAAATAACAAATTACATAAAGATGCAGATTTATTGCTTTTAGATATAGCTTATCACAGCAGTAAGATTAAAAATATTTTTAATGGTTCGTTAAAAGCTGCATCGAAGTGGTTTGAATATCATTTTGATATAGATTATCAA